TGGATCCAGATGATCTAGATGACACCTCAACAACCAACAAGTTTACAACCGCAAGCGACATCTCAAAGCTAGCAGGAGTGGAAGCAGGCGCAACTGCCGATCAAACAGATGCAGAGATAAAGACTGCTTATGAAAATAATGCTGATACCAATGCCTTTACTGATGCTGAACAAACAAAACTAGCAGGAGTGGAAGCACTAGCAGATGTGACTGATACTGCCAATGTTACATCAGCAGGTGCCCTAATGGACAGCGAAGTAACAAATCTAGCTGATGTCAAGGCATTTGATCCGGCTGACTATGCTACTGCCGCACAGGGCGATTTGGCAGACACAGCACTACAGGATCTTTCAGGTAGTTCAACTACCGATCTAAGTGAGGGAACAAACCTTTACTTCACCAATGAACGAGTAGACGATAGAGTTGACAGTCTACTGGTTGGTGGAACAAACATTACCCTCACATATGATGATGTGTCAGGAACACTGACTATTGATGCGGCAGGCGGAACGGCTCCAGTTGATAGTGTAAATGGACAAACAGGTGTTGTGGTATTGGACCCAGATGATCTAGATGACACCTCAACAACCAACAAGTTTACAACGGCAGGTGACATCTCAAAACTAGCAGGTATTGAAACTGGTGCGACAGCAGACCAAACAGATGCTGAGATCAAGACTGCTTATGAAAATAATGTTAATACAAATGCCTTTACAGATAGCGAACAAACAAAACTAGCAGGTATTGAAACTGGCGCTGATGTAACTGATACTGCTAATGTTACATCAGCAGGGGCACTCATGGATAGTGAGGTAACCAACCTAGCAGCAGTTAAGGCATTTGATCCGGCTGACTATGCCACAGCAGCACAGGGCGATTTGGCAGACACAGCACTTCAAGACTTGAGTGGCAATTCTACAACAGATCTAAGTGAAGGAACAAATCTCTACTACACAGATGAACGAGTAGACGATAGAGTTGCAGCACTTCTCGTTGAAGGCGATGCCATTAACTTAACATATAATGATGTGGCAGGAACACTCACAGTGGCCGTTCCAGATCAAGCTATTACTTTTGCCAAGATGCAGCACATTGCTACCAATCGCATACTTGGTCGTGACAGTAGTGGCACAGGCGATATTGAAGCACTCACAGGCCCTGCGGCAACTGATCTACTGCGCACATTCAACATTAGTAACAGTGGTATTGTCCCTAGCTCAGGTGGAGGTACAACCAACTTTTTGAGAGCAGATGGAAGTTGGGCAGAGCCCGCATACTACAACACTTTCAATACAGACTTTGATACAAGACTAGGGACCAAGGATACAGACGATCTAAGTGAAGGAACAAATCTCTACTATACAGATGAACGAGTAGACGATAGAGTTGATAGCCTACTCACAGCGGGCTCAAATGTAACACTTACATATAACGATGTGGCTGGAACATTGACTATTGATGCCGGCGGAGATGTTGACAGTGTCAACGGATTGACGGGTGCTGTGGTATTGGACCCAGATGATTTAGATGACACTTCTACCACAAATAAGTTTACAACCGCAGGCGACATCTCAAAGCTAGCAGGCATTGAAGCACTAGCAGATGTAACTGATACTGTTAATGTGGCAGCCGCAGGCGCTGTTATGGATAGTGACTTTTCTACAAATGGATTTATGCGCAGGACAGGTGCTGGCACATACACTAACGATGCCAACATTGATCTTGCAAGTCAAGTAACTGGAAATCTTCCAGTATCAAACCTCAACGGTGGAACAGGAGCGAGTTCTTCAACATACTGGAGAGGAGATGGAACATGGGCTAGCATTGCTGGAGGAGGGGATGTAAACAAAGTAGGCACACCAGTTGACAACCAAGTTGGCGTATGGACTGGTGATGGCACTATTGAAGGCACAACCGGACTTACCTACAATGGAGCCGCACTTGATATTACAGGCAATATCACAGTAAGTGGAACAGTTGATGGCAGAGACCTCGCATCTGATGGCACCAAGCTAGATGGCATAGAGGCACTGGCTGATGTAACTGACACTGCCAATGTTACAGCGGCTGGAGCATTAATGGACAGTGAGGTAACCAACCTAGCAGCAGTTAAGGCATTCGACCCAGCTGATTATGTAGATTTAACAAGCAATCAAACAATTGGCGGCAACAAGACATTCGCTGACAACATCAATCTCACTAGAAGCACAGGAACAGCACCACACTTTATCCAGATCGGTGAAGGTAGAACAGGCGACGGCAATGCATTTATCGATCTTGTTGGAGGAACTACCTACACAGATTATGGATTTAGAATTCTAAGAGCCAGCGAAGGCAATACAAGCCTGTTTCATAGAGGAACAGACTCACTAATAATGAGAACCATTGATGCTGCTGATATACAGTTTCAAACAGATGGCGCTAATAATAGATTGGTTGTCAAATCTGATGGTTTGATTGGTATTGGAACTGGTGCACCCGCTGTTAGTCTTGATATCAGCGCAACTGATGCCATCCGGTTGCCTGTAGGAACAGATGCACAAAGACCAACTGGTGCTGATGGATATATCCGTTATAACTCAACAAATAATGAGTTTGAAGGATATTCAAATAGTTCTTGGGCCGCACTTGGCGGCGGAGGCGGCGCCGGTCTTTTCAAAGGCGAGAATGGTGAAGTTGGATCAGCACCAGGAGATATCTTCCGTGTCAATGAGCAAGTCCTCAATACAGATGTAACCATAGATGCCAACGAGAATGCCAGCGCAGCAGGACCACTTGAAATTGCTACTGGAACTACCATTACTGTAAATGGAAATTTATCCATTGTTTAAGGAGGACATATGAGCACATTACAAATTGGATCACTTCAAGATCTGGACGGAAACAATATGAATGAGAGAGTGCTACTTGACAGCTTCTTCCGGGGAAGTGAAGGGGAATTGAATACTGATTATCTTGGATTTGACATCCAACCATATGATGGTGACTATGATTATCTTGAGATGGAAATTTTTGCCATCAGTGGAGGATTCGGGACCGATATAGAATTCCGTGTAGCAACAAACACTGGTAGCACCCCTACATGGATTACCACAAATGATTACTCTTATATTTCATATGGTGTAAATAACACAGGCGCTTTTTTTGGGACTAATTCAACTGGGGGAGACAGTATTAAAAACAGCATATCTAGCAACACCTCAGGTGATGAAACCTTGAGAACGCTCATCTTCGATCCATATGCAGCGGCACCAACTCACTTTGAGTTTAGTGGCGCCTTGTATTCAAATAGGTTCCGAGCCACTGGCGCCTACAATCCCTCAACCAAGATCACATTCGTATCTTTACATGAGCCCGGCGGTGATTTAACCTCGATAGGCATGTCTCTTTATGGAAGGAACTATTAATGACAACTACCATTGACGATCTTCTTGACGGCAACGGCGAAAGCATATACCGGGACTGGTCCTATGTGGATAGTATTGACTTTGGGTCCCTTCCTGGTAGCACTGTTGGTGATCCCAGAATGCCTGGGTGGGATGGTATTGATGTAATCGAACGGACATTTGGATTCACTCCAAATGAAGAAGACTTAAATCTATTCGAATTCAGAATACTTTGTCTTAACCTACACACAACGGTTGATGCGAGGAGATTCCAACTGGTTCCACTGTCAAGAGGAACTAATGGTCACCGACTTGCCCCTATACTTAATGATGGAAATAAGAGCTGGAGTTATATCGAACTCCAAGCTGATGGAACCCCTGATGTTGATACCCCTGGAGGAAGTGGACAGAACGATGCCATGCTACACCCGGCTGATATTCGAGATGAGGATACAGCAGGTGGATGGAGTGGTGAAATTTATGTGGCCCTAGGAAAATTTTTCGCATTCTCATCAATGGGAGTTCAACTTAATGGGAGTGATAATGTATTTGTCATGCCAAGTGGTGGAGGTAGTCATGTAGCCCTTGCAAATCCCGCTGTGGGATTTGCATTTATGACAGAGAACGACGAGACTATTACAGGTAGAGCTGTGCTATATGTGAGACAAAAACCAACAAACAACATGGGAAGAGTAGGACAAAGCCTATGAGTGGAACACTAAGAACTAATGAATTACGATACCGCGGAAAGGGAATCTATCGTCCGGCTGAGATACGACTAGATGCACAAAACTTTTCTGCGACCAGTGTGATCTTTAATCTAGATGGATCATATCCGGTTTATGTTGTCCGTTTCGTGAATACTGTATTTGCATCAAATGATGGTGTTTTTGAAATGGAAACATCAACAGATAACGGAGTCTCATGGGACAGCACGAGTGGTGATTACTCAACTATTGCCCAAAGCAGAGATGGCGCTGGAAACAGTTTATATACTGAGGTTGATAATCGTTTAATCTTCAATGCTTCAGGTGAAGGAATTGGTAATGATGGTGCAAGGGATGGTCTCAGACTAGAGATGTTGATTTTTAATGCCAATGAGGCTGGAGCCTATACGGGATTTGTGGGTGCTGGAAGTTATCACTCAACAGTTGCTAACGGTGATCGACCAGTGCTTTGTCAGTTTGGCGGAATGCGCTTTACTACTAGTGATATAACAAATCTAAGATTCCAGATGCCAGCTAGTGTTATGACTGGACGAGGATTTTTATACGGAATTAAAGAGTATTGATCCACGACGAGAAAAAACAGATAATTAAGATAGTAAGACAGGATAGAATCCAGAAAAGGCAAGAGTAAGTAAATATGGCACAAGTTTCAAACAGCACCTTTAGAACATTAACAGATACATTGTTCGCAACGAACGCAACAGGCGGAATTACCGCTGAGGATTTACGCACACATTTTGATAATATATCAGACAGTGTTCCATTCAAAATTACAGGCAAAACTGCCGCGCCCACTGTTAACGATGATGTTGACGGTAGTGGTGGTAATGGTAAATTTGCTGTTGGTGATTTTTGGATTGATGAAACAAATGATGCAATATATGTCTGTTTGGACAACACAAATGTTACCGCTGTTTGGGAGCAAATAAATGATGGTAATGTTGATTTAAGTGGTAATGATACCGGAGATTTAGCAGAAGGTAGTAATCTTTATTTTACAGACGAAAGAGTAGACGACCGTGTTGCTGCAATGTTAGCTGGTGGAACAAATATTGGATTAAGTTACGATGATGGTTCTAACCTACTAACAATCAATGGACCATCAACCACCGCACAAATATCTGAGGGTAGCAATCTATATTACACAGATGAACGAGTAGACGATCGAGTAAATGATCTTCTTGTTGCTGGATCAAATATCACACTTACATATGATGATGGTGCTGGAACAATTACTATTGATTCCTCGGGTGGAGGTGGATCTTTTGCTGTAGAAGATGATGGTGTGAGCATCGTAGGAACAGCATCAACATTGAACTTCACAGGTTCTAGTGTTACGGTTACAGATGCTGGATCTGGACAAGCGAATATTGCTATAGAAAGTGGTGGTGGAGGAGGAGGAGGTTTTCCAACTGTTCTAGATGTAACCGCTGATTTCCTTTTCAATCTTGCAGGAATTGACGCAGGCACATACATACGACTTAATAACTCAGGTGGATTGCCTTTTGATGTAGAAATTCCATCAAACACATTTTCAGTTGGAGATGAATTTTATATCGAACAATCAGGATCGGGTGCATTAAATTTTACTTCTCTAGCAGAAGCTGTTACTATTTTAAGTCTTGGAGGCTTAACTCAATCAGCAGGTCAATATGGCGTTGTAACGATTAAGTTTATTGACAATAACGTTGTTAATATCAAAGGCGATCTAGCATAAATGTATTATCTGATGTCCTGGGCAGTGACAAGCTGATCGACCACAGTTTTGATCTTACTTATTATACGAGGATTTTGAAGAACTATTTTAGCGCCTGGGTGTAACGGAACTGGATAACGGTCGTAGTTAACCCAGGCGTAGCCTTCGCTTTCGCCATTTATGTTGGGTGTAAATTCTTGAGGAACAGTGGCGAGGAATGTGTCATACTCAAATGATTCGTCATTACTCACCATTTTATGTATTGGAATAAATTTAGTAATGTCAGGCAAAAATCCAAGCTCTTCTTCCAATTCACGCTCAATTGTTTGCACAGGAAGTTCTTGGCCTTCTTGTGTGCCTCCCCAAAATCCCCAATAATTTTTGTTTTTGCGGTCTGGTTTTCGTAGCTGAAGCAAAATCCTTTTTGTATTCTCGCTTAGTAGAATACATCCGCTTGCTCTGATTGTCATGTGTCTATTTATATGTAAAGACGCCACCAACCTTCTCGGTAAGTGCCTTCATAACTGTTCTGCCAAAACTCACCAGTCCACTCAAATTGATCTCCGGTAGCAGTATTAGTTACATATTCTGTGCCACCATTAGCACTTGAGTCAAAACTGACGACCCATGAACCACCATTAAATTCAATAATATCGTTTTTGCCCGCTGTAATGGTCCCCCAAATTCCACCACTTGGAACTTCGTCAAGCACAAGATATCTCTGTCCAAGAACTGCACTGGGCAAGTTGCCATCACCCGGGCCTGTATTTTGTGGATTGATAATAGCGTCAACCGTTCCTTGTGTGTTGTTAGGAAGAGTGTCTGCATCAATATTTACTATTAATCTTTGGTTATTGTTTGGATCAAAATCAATCGTTCCTATTACATCGCTACTGGGATCTGTTACGTCGTCACCCTGACGTAAACGAATCTGACTTATGCCAGGACGCAATTCACCATAATTGCTGAACACATCCTTCTCCCAATTTAGAACTGTGCCTAAACCACCTTGATCATCACCATTGCGTTGTAACAACAAGGCGCTGCCATCTTCAAAACGAATCCAATAATCTTCCAGTGTTGTGACCACAAAGCTGCTATTATCTCCTGTGATTGCGTCCACAGTCCAAGTTTCAAAGTCTTCCAAGTCTAGGGTATGAATTTGTGTAAGGATAGTATGGATGATATTCATACGCTGAACACGGACAGGAGGATTGATAAAGATAGGCATCTCAAATGTTAGCGTTGCGACATCAATAACAGTATCGGCTCCGCTTGGAAGACTACGACTTGACCAAGTCGTATTTGTCATTTCACAATATGCAAGACTGGTCCAATCCAGTGTGTTTTGATTTGTGTGTAGGTTGATTCCAGGATTGAACAAGACAAGAATTTGTTCAAGAAGCTGAAGCTTTTGATCAGTATTGCTGGTCCAAATGTCAACGTTCATGGTAAGCAAATATGGCACAGGTTGGTAACGCGTCACATTATAGCTCTGGCCTGGGTTTTCTAGATAGGTATGGCTATCCTCATCAAACTCTTTTTCTATTACTTGTAGAGTTTCTTCAAATTGAGGATAACGACGGAGATCTGGTTTCATTTCAAGATTGTTAACATAGCAACTAATGAAAGGAACAGTGTTTAAACTGTTCTCGCTATTTTCTTTGAGAATATGACCGACTTGTCTACTCATGTCACCATAACGCGCAGGCACAGTTTCGTAAACAGGATTTCCTTGTGCATCAAAACCTTTTTGAACTGTGAAATTTCCGAAAATTCGCACAAATTGCAAGAGGTATTTTCTTATTTGTTCATCGTAAAAATATTGCATTATGGATCATTTCCAAAATCTTTGTTATTGAAACTAACATCAAAACTTTCATCCAGATCAACATCCGCGTTGCCATCATAATCTGCTCGTGGACGAATCGCATCTTCAATGCTCTGGCGTGAATTATATTCTCGCCCTGTGGCTACATCTGTATCGATATTATTTACAAAGGTTGAAGCATTGAAAGTTCTATCGCTCCAAGTGCGGTCGTCGATGTTATCGTATAGTCTCACCCAACGTGTATCCCTGTAAACAAAGAGACGGTTTGGACGAAAATCTGTGCGTATGTAGAAGTCACCTTGATTTGGTGTGCTTGGAAAATTATCGCCTGATGCTATAGTCTCGCCAGGATCCCAATTATATCCTTGTTCATTGACATAGTTGTAGAGATGATCTACAAGCTGAGTAGCGCCGCCAATAGGATCATTCCCCGCAGCACTTTCAACCACAGCGTCAGTGATATCCATTTCTTTGGCAAATGTGCTGAATACATTCTTCATACTGTCGGCATCATCTGCATTTCCTAGGATATCGTCAAACTCTTGGCTGTCAGTAATTGGTTCAAGCTTGGCACGCCAAATGTGTGGCCACCAAGTAGCACTAAAACCTTCACCACCTCTGTTACCATCACTAACAGTATAGAATTTAGGAATGGGCGGCGTGTCTGCATCAAGAGCATATTGTTCGATAAGATGCGGCAACTCAATAACGTCGCCACTCATGAGTTTACGTCCCAAAACTTCAACCATTTCATTAAGGTGGAATGTCATGTATAGTGTGTCGTTTGTAAGGAATAGGCCAAATTGTGTGAGGTCAAAGTCGTTATCGCTTACATTATAAATGCCGCGCAATTCGTATAGATCTTTGTCATACTTGCGGTCACGATTTTCAAGTAACAGCAAGTCTTGTATAGTTGTTTCGTTTATAACATTATTGTTTTGATAATCAGGTCGACTAGGATCATCTGATAGTTGTCCATCTTCAGGACCAACATACTTGTGAATAATTGCCCCCGTCCCGCCAACATGAAACTGCTCGCGGATAGTGCGGTCAAAGAACTTGTAGTCGTTGGTCTTATTTGGACTCCACATAGAGAGGCGAGGCATAGCGATTCCTTTCGGGTATTTATCCAGTATCGCAATAAATACCTGACAGCAGGAGCACTTTATGACAGATCGCGCAAAAATCACAAAAGAGATTGAGTTGAGACTTGGTGGCCAGATGGTTGACGTTGAACTCGACCCTGAGCACTATGAACTATCAATCGACAAAGCCTTAGAAAAATATAGACAACGAAGTGAGAACGCTGTCGAAGAAAACTTTCACTTTTTTGAGATTACCGAAGATGTCAACACATACACATTTCCAGACAATATCATTGACGTAAAAGATCTTTACGGAAGAGTAAGCGGAACAACATCAACCGGTGTTGAGTTTGAACCATTTGAAGCAAACTACTGGAACACCTTCCTGCGCGGCTATGGAAGCGGACAGAGCGGAACACTTGCTATGTATGACTTCCTAGCTCAATATCACGAAACCCTTGGTCGTTTGTTCGGTGCTGAATACACATATACGTGGAACCGCACCAAGCACCAGTTGATATTGCACCGTCGACCACGATATCCGCGTCCTATATACGCACATGTCTATCAATATCGTGAAGAAGACGACTTGTTTGTAGATCACTATGCGCTTCCATGGATCAAAGAGTATTCATTGGCTATGAGCAAGTTCATGCTGGGCGAAGCTCGTGGCAAGTTTGCAACTGTTGCTGGTCCACAGGGAGGCACTACGCTAAATGGCGATCAACTCAAAGCTGATGCAGCAGAAACCATGGCTCAGCTAGAAGAAGATATCAAGCTCTACAAAGAAGGTAGTGCTGGGCTTGGAATCATTATAGGATAAGATTATGGATATTAACAGAATAAAAGCTCTTGCGGGTGTTAAGGAAGCTAAAAAGACTCAAGGTTCACGATTGGATATTGTGGACTTGGATGGAATGACTGTGGGTGATCTGATCAACCATTTACAAACATATTATGATCCAACAGACCGAATCTCAGTTGAAGAAGAGTATGCTTACAGAGCGATTGGTGGCAGCCAAGAACCGCAAGACGTGATTAAAATTTATCCAGGCAGTTAAGTAGATTCACAATGCGTATTCAGGATATTGTAGAATACAAGACCAAAGCTGGTGACGATATTAAATTTGAGTTACACCAGGATTCTGAATCAGATCGAAATTTTAATAGTGAATGGATTGTGCACAAGCTGGTCCCCCGAGTCAATGGCAAGGAGGCTGGCTACCTTAAAATATCATACATTCCCAAAGAACGATTTGATGCCAGATATCCATCAATGGTTAATTATATTCTAAAACAATACATACCACGAGAACTAGTTGGAACACATTGGCGTAATATGCCTGACGAAGTCAAAAAAACACTAGTGACATACACAATTTTGGGTCGATATGTTCCGAGAACACAAGGGTGGGATCTTGCTTGGTCAGATCAAAGCAAGATCAAAGACATGGATAGTGAAACCTTGGATCATTATTTGGAAATGGTTGATGATCCAAAACTGAATAAGAATAATGCTCAAGAATTCCAAAAATTTAAGAAATTTCATGTAGACAAGCCTCTTGTTGATTATATTAGAGTCAATGAGGACTTCCAAAGACAGCGAATCGCCCTGGCTATGTATCAAGAAGCAGCCAAATGGCTTGACAAGCAAGGCCTTCTTCTCCATGCTAGTGGACTCCAACAGCCCGCAGCAAAAGCAGCATGGGAAAAAATGAAATCCTTGGGATGGACTGCTCCTGCTCCATCAGATCCTAGCCGAACAGTGATAAACCCAAAAAAACTACCTAAAGATAACTGATAACCATGACTTATAATCGATATTTTGAACTTGATCTTGAAGATCTTGAAATCATTGAGTCTGCACTTCGGCAGCAGCTATCAGCTACAGACAGCCCAGATCGCAAGCGTCTGCTTAACGACATGCTAGGCAAGCTACACCAGCAAAAAACGTGGTATCGTCCCAAAGGCAAAGAACCTTATATTTCTGGTTGACAAACCAAGGCACATTGCTTATATTGGTAGGGTAAGCAAAGGAGATATTATGTCCAATCAAGTTGCCCAAACCATTCTCGACCAGATGGGTGGACGTCAGTTTTTACTGATGGTAGGTGGCAAGAACATGGTTGCTCTCAGCGGTGATGGTGGACTTGCCCTACAGTTTGGCACCGGCGCCCGAAACCGCGCTAACCGCCTGCGTGTTGAATATGACCACAGCAGCGACACCTATAACGTTGAGTTTGGTCGTATCCGCAAGCTAGAGTGGAAAACGATCTCGCGTCATGAAGGTGTTTACGCTGACATGCTGCAAGAGCTGTTCACCGCCGAAACCGGCTTTCACACCACCCTGCGCTAAGAGGACGTGATGCAAGACGATCTTTTTGAAGGCCAGATGACCGACCCCACTGACATCCAGCGTTTTGTCTATGCGGGCCGCGCCCTGTTCACTGTTGTCAGCAAACGCACCGGCACCCGCTTTACCTACCAAATCAGCCGCAAGCGTGACAAGGATGCAACCATCCGCTTTGTCAGCGCGCTCCGTGGTCCCAACAACGAGACTGATTACGGATACATCGGCTATATCGATACTCGTCGTTCTGGACAAGTGCTTTTTGGGCGCAAAGGCAAGCCTGATGCAGCAAGCTTCAAAGCCCTCAACTGGACACTCAAGCAAGTCTGTGCTGGCAAGATGCCCCAAGAGCTTGAGTTTTACCACAGCGGCACTTGTGGCGCGTGTGGACGGACACTCACTGTCCCTGAAAGTATTCAATCTGGTCTCGGACCTGTTTGCGCTGGGAGGCAGTAGATGCTGACTGAAAAACAAGAAAACCTTTACGACGAATATATGACTCAGGTTGCTGTGCTTCAGAAACAGGCGATTAAAGCGATTGAAGAGGCTCTGATATGGCACTATCCATATCTTAGTCGGGATGAAATACGTAATGGTGTCATGAAACGTAGTCAGATAGTTGAGGATGTTGTCAACACCACAGATCTTGTGGAATTGTCTAACCTCATTGAGGATCAACAAGATTATGTAAATGAAAGCATGATGAAAAAACTTTCAGAAAATCTTTAAGTTATTGAAGACCAAGAAAAATTAGTTTCACTTTCTGGTAGACAAACCAAGGCTTTTTGCTTATATTATATGAGTAAGCAAAGGAGATACACGATGGAAATGACGCTCGACAACGCAGTAGACGCCCTGGTTGAAGCCATCAAGGCGGACTACCTGACCTACACCCTGCGTGGCAAAGACGAATTGACTGAGATCAATGAACAGATGGTCGCAGAGTTCAACGCCGGCTTTGAAGTCCTCCCTGGTCGGAAGTATATCAAGATTGTTTCCAACCGCAGCGTTTGGGGCTTTATTGTTGCCACTGACACGGACAAGAAGTTCCCCAAGGGCACCATCCTTATGGCTGCTGGCTACAACGCTCCGGCCCGCAACCACAGCCGTGGCAACGTCCTTGATGGTGGCTACACCATCCAGTGGACTGGCCCGCTTTACATGTAAGGATTGGAAAATGACTATTTTCGAGAAATTTCATGTTGCGTCACTTGTAGCCCTTGCGTGGGACCGCAAAGAATATCGAACTGTTACCAGCGCAGAAGCCTGGGACATGGGATATGACGTTGAAGGATCCATGTTGATCTGGCAAGGAAACGACGTTGTTGACTGCACTGCAATCTCTGACGTTGAGAACCCCACAGAGGTTACGGTCGGCGCTGGTGCCGGTCCCAACTATCAGGTTATCGTTTTGGACCTGGAAACCGGTGAGATTAGGAACGATTAATAACGCCATGGCACAGAAACCTGCAAAAATCAAGATGCCCAAAGGCCGCAACCCAGTTGCGGCTACTTTGAGGGATCCTCGCAGCGGGTTCACCCAACGGACCATTCCTGACAAGCGTGAGACAAAAATAGATCGAAAGCGCAAGCACAAAGGACGACCTTTTGATGAGATATGATGATCCTCGTGCCGCCCTAGTTTGCGAACTGGTTGAAAGATTGCACAAAGAAGCCAAGCTTATTGAAAAGCGATCGCCCGACGTTATGGCGCTAGCAAAGCGTGACGGCTTCATGATCTATTTTCTTAACTCGCTTTACACAAGTTTGCCTGACGATTCAATGATGGTCGATCATTTTCCACAGGCTCTGGAAAAAATGATCGATCAATTAGGACAAGATGAAGCAATGAACAAGTTGGAATCATGACAGAGACAGAATTTGAAAAAAACATGAATGATCTTCGACGCATGAAATTGAAGCGAGCTCAAGCTCTTCGCCTTGTTGATGAATTCAAGGAATGGTATTGTAAGCAGACTGGCGAACTTTCCGAAGATGAGCAAATAGTCATCATGGGTTTGACTCGTGACATTCTGAGAGGAACTGAATCCGAGGTAGATAGGCTTACTGAGCGTATTGATGAACGAAACCAGCAAGCCCTCATGAGAAAACTTGAAAGACAATAAGTGATTGATTTTTAAGAGTTTTCATGCTATAAGTATGAATACTCTGGAGATCAAATGAAAAGAAGAATTATTGGTGTCTGTGGCTTTATCGGTTGTGGTAAAGGCACAGTGGGCGACATTTTAGTTGAAGATTATGGATTTACAAAACTCAGTTATGCAGATAGGCTGAAAGACACAGTTTCCACCCTCTTTGGTTGGGATCGTGGCATGGTTGAGGGTGATACACCTGATAGTCGTGAGTGGCGAGAAACACCAGATCCGTGGTGGAGCCAAGAACTTGGATATGATCTCACTCCAAGATTGGTCATGCAGCGCGTGGGCACAGATTGTATGCGTCGAGGACTTGATGGTCAAATCTGGGTCCTCATGGTCAAGCAGGTGCTTGAACAAAATCCCCAAACAAATTATGTGATACCTGACGTTCGATTTTATAACGAACGCGATCTCATTCGCAAGATGAATGGCGAGGTGTGGCGTGTTAAACGTGGCCCTGATCCAGAATGGGTTCAGAAAGCAATTTCTGACAATCGTTATGACACTGATTGGATGCGAGATTATCCAGAAATCCACGAGAGCGAATGGCGCTGGTTGGATTATGCCACAGAGTTTGAAAAAACGATACCAAACGACGGTGATCTATCAGAACTAAAAAAGCATGTTGAACGCGCAGTAGGTAATTAAGCACGTAGTTATCACCGTAACCACCCCAGATAAGTAGCCGCCCAATAAATACTGGCAGAGCAAAAATATAAGCTTTGACAGGAGATCATACATGGCTACACTAGTATCACCAGGCGTTGACGTAACAGTTGTTGACGAAAGCGCATATGCCAGCCCGGGTTCTGGCACAATTCCTCTAGTCATTGTTGCTACAGCACAAGACAAGACAGATCCAACAGGAACAGAAACTGATGGCATCGCAAAATACACAAAGGCAGCTAATGCCAATCTTGTTGTTCCAGTAACATCACAGAGAGAACTAACCCAATTTTTCGGAGACCCGACCTTTGCAGCCACTGAAGGTGCAGAGACAAGCGAATATGGTCTCCTAGCTGCATACAGTTATCTAGGACAAGGCTCACAAGCATACGTTGTCCGTGCAGACGTTGACCTTGCAGGACTTGAATCAAGCGAAACAGCACCAACTGGACCAGCAAATGGCAACCAGTTTTGGCTAGACACTGACGCTAGCTCATATGGTATCCACGTTTGGAGCGGCTCAGCATGGGTCCTACAAACTGTAACCGTTGAGGTTGATCTTGCCGCTGCCAGCGGTGAAGTTTCTGACCCTAAGTCATATACACCATCAACCACCGTGGGCGCAGCAGGAGACTTCCTAGTTGCCGTGCTAAGTGATGGCTCAACTGGATTTGCAATTGGTTATTTCTATAGTGACGGTTCAGCATGGGAAAGTGTTGACACAGCAAACATTGCTGACCTAGCAGCCACAGCAGTAACATATGCTCCACACTATAGCAGCCCATCATCACCAGCAGCAGACGACATTTGGGTCAAGACTACGTCACCAGGTAATGGTGTTAATCTTGTCATCTATCAGTCAAATAGCCTGGGTGTTTTCAGCCTTGTTGAGGTTGAAGGTGTTTCAAACGACGGCGGCACAACTTACGTCGCACAAGATGGAACAAGCGCAACAGACATCATTAATGACATGACCGATGGTAATATTGCACTCAACTTTACAGCCGCAAATGCTGGTTTTGAGATCGAAGAAGTTGATACCACAGCCAGTGCGATTGCTGAAGAAGTATATGCACAGGCAGCTGAGCCAACTGGAGATCCAGTTGCAGGAACATATTGGTATGATCCAACTGTTACAGATCTTGATCTTTACATCAATGACGGAACAGATTGGCTACGTATTGATTCAGCAGACGTAACATACTCAACAATAGAGCCAACTTCACCAAGCACAGACGACATTTGGGTTGAAACAGATGGAACAGAAGCTGAATATCCCAAGCTTTACCGTTATGATGGTTCAAACTGGTTGCTATATGACAACACAGACCAAACCACAGACCGTGGTGTATTGTTCGCTGACTTCACAGCAGACAGCACAATCACAGCAGGTGCCGCACACGATTCAAACAGCACTGACTTTGATTCAGCACCAGATGAAGCACTATACCCAACCAACATGCTAGCTGTCAACATGGCGCTGTCAAGCGGAACAGTTCGTGTATGGACTGAAGGCGTTTCAATCAACGGTGGAGCATCAACTGTTGATGCTTGGACCAATGCTGCCGCAAATAATGCCAATGGCAGCGGCGTGTTTAGTCGTTTGGCACAACGTAAAGTTATTGCAACAGCAATGCAAGCAGCAGTAGCAGGTAACGAAGATCTACGTGATCCAAATCGTAACTTCACCCTACTTGCGGCTCCAAACTTCCCAGAACTAACAGACGAGTTGGTAACGCTTAACAGCGACCGTGGCGAAACAGGATTTATCATTATTGATACTCCAATGCGTCTCACACCAACAGAAGCTGTTAACTGGGTCCAAGGCACTGGCGCAACAGAAAACGGTGATGAAGGTCTTGTTACAAAGAACACCTACAGTGCGGTTTATTACCCAGCTGGGCGTTCAACAACACCAGCCGGAACCACAGTAACCGTTCCAGCAAGTCACATGGTGCTCTACACCTACGCATACAACGACAACATCAGCTATCCATGGTTTGCTCCAGCAGGCTTGACGCGTGGTGTCGTGCAGAACGGTAGCGCAGTTGGTTACATCACAACAGAAGAAGAATTCAAGGCAGTATCACTTAGCCAAGGCCAGCGTGACGCACTATACTTGAACAAGATGAACCCAATTGCTCAATTCCCTCTAGAGGGTGTAGTTGTGTTTGGTCAGAAGACCCTGCATTCAACCAGCAGCGCATTGGATCGAGTCAACGTAGCACGTCTCGTTGCTTACCTACGTGAGCGTTTCGACGAGATTGCACGTCCGCTGCTCTTTGAACAGAACGACACATTGACACGTCAACGTGCCGTCCAATTGTTCGAAAGCTTCCTAAGCGACTTGCTAACCAAGAGAGCACTCACTGACTTTGCGGTTGTATGTGACGAATCAAACAATACACCGATTCGAATCGACCGCAACGAACTATATATTGACGTAGCAATTGCTCCGACCAAGGCGGTGGAATTCATCTACATTCCAATCCGTATTGTCAACACCGGCGCTCTATAATATACGTTGATAATTATGATAAATAAGTGGGGCAAGGTGGAAACACTTTTGCCCCACAATCATTAAGGATAAATTAATGAATATGAAATTTTGGAAGTTTTGGACAGTATTAATATTGACAGTGTTTGTATTAGCAACAGGCCAATATTACCTTGGATTGTTTGACTTCATTCTAAATTATGATCAAACCTACCTAACATTCGTTAACCTAGGCATTGCGGCGGTGGCCCACATCTTAATGATTCGTATGCATTGGCGAAAATCATATGAAGAATACGAACACAAAATGGTTCGTTATATGGGCGAAACCACTGTTTCGATTGGTCTCGTCGGTACATTGATTGGATTTATGATCGTTCTTTGGAGTGTGTTTGGGCCTGGGGTTGTATTAGATCCAGCAGATACTGTTGCAATGACACAAGCTCTAACCAGTATGGCAAGCGGAATGGCAGCAGCATTGATTACATCTCTTAGTGGTATTATACTATCAGCGTTGATTAATTTTCAGTTAGTGATACTTGAAGAATGACATCAGGAACTCTTAGATTAGCATTTTTGGATTTGGTATTCAACTTGTTGTTGGGTATTACGTTGATGTTTATTCTTGCCTTTCTCATGATCAATCCACCAACCCAAGGCGGACAAATTGATCCTCCCATACGCTTCATGGTCGAAATGGAATGGGATGATGAAAGTTATGTTGATATTGATCTTTGGGTCCAAGGCAAAGACAGGGATTGGGTTGGGTTTACTCGTATGGATGGTAGTTATTTTGTTCTAGAGCGAGATGACCGCGGCACACAAAATGATACTATCATGGTTGATGGTGAGCAAGTGGTAATATCACGCAATTATGAAAATATACGTTTCACAATTTTGCCTCCAGGTGAATATTTTGTAAATGTTCATTATTATAGCAGTTCAGGACCAACAGAAGACATCACAATTAATTTGACCATGCTGAATCCGTTCCGCAGTGTGTTTACAGACACGGTTACGCTTGACCCTAGTCAAGAGACAACAGTGGTGTCATTCATCGTCGGACAGGATGGAAAGATCACGGACTTAAGAACAAATGTTCAGGTGAGAAGAAATACGCTTCCGCCTTCAATGAGCGATGGGAATGACGAATGGTAACAATATTAACTCTCATAGGCATATTAACTGCATTGCTTGTTTCTTTTCTGGCTTACTGGTCACCAGCACATTGGTTTTTAAAATCTATCGCGTTGATGTGTTTTCTTATGATCGGAGTAGTCGCTTATGAGCTCTTCGTAAGGCAAATGGGGGCGCCAATACAAGCCAAACCCCAAGGTGAATATGCCTATGTTTGGCATGAGATAACAAACAAGCCATCAATTATACTCTGGGCGATCAACGACAGAGGTCACCGCTTGTATGAATACCCATACAGTCGTGAAGAAGCTGCAATGCTGGAAGAAATTAGAGAAGCCAGGAAGGATGGTCAACCACCACAGTGGTTGACATATGATCAGCCAGAAGGCGAAGATGATCAACTCATGGTCTTACCCCACCATAATATAATCAAGCCATAAGTGAAGCCGCTCAATAAATTGAGCGGCTTCAAGTTTACACTAGTGCAAAGCGTTTGCTACAGCTAATTGAGGATGGCATCACCGAAAAGCGAAAGTCTCAACGGCCGTAGTTACGAAACAATGCATATACCGGGCGATGGTCTAATACGGTTTCTATCGCCCCTCAGCCCCGTCCTCCAGCCTTATCTGGCCGTGGTCCACGAGTTTCTAGTGCTTAGAGAAAGAGAACGCCGTAAGTGTTGACAAAATCAGTTACAAACAGCGTAGAACCGATAACAAGATTTTCAAGAGTCATAAACATCATTCAGTTTCCTTCTTTATAGTTATACTATATAGTAAGACGTTTTGGCTGTCAAGGAAAATTTTCTCTAGATGATAAATACTTTGAGCAGAGCGCATTATGAGGAGATAGACGAATGGCAGTTCTTGACAAGCTAAGTGTCCCAGTAAACGGCGAAAGCCAAGGTACACTGATGCCAAAACTACAATACCGCTTCCGCGTTAACTTCATCAACATGGGTGCAGGCGACACAAAAGTTGCAACAAACAACGTTGTCAGCGTCACACGTCCGAACCTTACACATGATGAAGTTCTAGTGGACACATACAACTCACGTATCTACCTAGCTGGTAAGCACTCCTGGGAGCCTGTAACCATCGAGCTACGTGACGACATTACATCAGCAACTTCAGCACTACTTGACCAACAAGTTGCGAAGCAGATCGATATGGCAAACCAGAGCTCACCACAGGCCGGTATTAGCTATAAATTCCAGTGTCAAATTGAAAACTTGAATGGTGCTAACCCAGATCCAGTCCCGCTAGACACATGGGTTTTGAGCGGTGCATATATTTCAAACCTAACATACAATGAGACCAACTACGGCAGTGGTGGTGAATACCAGACCATTTCAGTGCAGCTACGCTATGACAACGCACAACACTTTGTTGGTGCAATTGACAACCTTAGCGATCCAAACTTTAGCGTTGAGACTGTCACACAAGCGAACGCAACAGGTTCATAATGCTAATTAAAAACGGCCGAAGCATTCGGACTGCCTGCTTCGGCCGTTTTTTCGTAAGGAAATAAACAATGAATTTAGATAGACTAAAAGCTCTTTCAGGAATCAATGAAGATGGAATTGATGACGAAAAAATGGAAGACATTGCTGATTTACTAATACAAGCATTTGATGGCGATCACATGTATGCTGACATCAAGAAAACCAAAAAATATGTTGAAATAGACACAGGCGTAAGTCAGCATGAGCTTCATGTTTTTCCTGAGCATTTGAATAAATTATATCGTCATCCCAGTGTAGCGAGTGTAACAATCTATAGAGACAAAGCGAGAGCATATCTACAATAATGGCAATCACCAATTTCGCACAAGAGGTTTATAGCTCAGATAGTCCAGGCACATTGGATCTCATTCCTCGTCAGAGGTTTAATTTCACATTGCAGTTGACTACACATGATCGTGCGATTATCAATTACCACAAAGTTAGTGAAGTTACACAGCCGAGTTTTAGTGTTGATGGTCAGTTGATGAATCAATACAACAAAAAGCGTTTCGTGCAGACACGAATCAATTATGATCCGATCACAGTGAGTTTTTATGACACATTTGATGACCAGTGGTATAATATCATGCGTGACTATTTTGCTCATTACTATAACGGAACAGAAGGTTTGACAAGTAGGACTCAGCTTGAGGGAACAAGCACAGTGGAGATCAACTTTGAAACAGATTTAGGTTTTACCCCCAATGCCACACGCAACTTCTTTCCTGAGATCCGTATTATACAGAATGGTATCCGCGGCCGTCACCGTGGTTGGATACTCAAGCAACCATATATTACCTCGGTGACTGGCGATACAATGAACTACAGCGACAGCAATCCAGTTCAGTGGGCAGTAACATTCCAGCCTGAGAGTGTTCAGACATATGTTGAATCAAGTCAGTTTGATGATGGAATAGAACCTAGCCGTTCTCCACGACCATCCAGCACCGGATAAGCTAAATACGTTTATGTCGACGTATCAGCAAGGCAATTATCAGCCTAAAAACACAGAAAAATATGTTGGAAAGCACATTCCCAAATACCGATCGGGTTGGGAACTTCATTTTATGCGTATGTGCGACAATCATCCCAACATCCTGGCTTGGGCTAGTGAAAGCCACCGTATACCTTATATCAATCCAATAACTGGAAAAAAGAGCAATTATGTCCCAGACTTCTTTGTGATCTATGTAGACAAGGAAGGCAAAAAACATGCTGAATTGGTTGAAGTAAAACCCAGTAGTCATATGGTAGGCAACGCAAAAGGACAATATGATCAAGCCATGGCTGTTATCAATGAAGCCAAATGGAATTATGCCAGACAGTGGTGTAGGCAACAGGGTATTGGATTTCGCATCATTACAGAAAAGGAAATCTTCAACAAACCACAAAAGCCACGCAGTCAGCGCAAGCCCAAGATGCCAAAAAAGAGAGCTCGTAAATGAGATTAGAACAGATAGAACCTATTGCTGAAGTCAAGGTTATGAGCAGTTGGATTGCTGATCTAGACTACGCTGGCCCCAATGTCGTAATCATGACCCTCAACAGCGGGCGCCGTTATCGTGTTTTGGGAGTGGGCGAAGGTTTATTTCGTCAATGGGTCCGCGCCCCAAGCAAGGGTAAGTTTTGGCACAGCAACATCAGAGGAAACTATAGGGTGAGCAGAATATGACACGCAAATTAGAAGATACCTTCAATTTACCACCAATGGATTTACCAGAAGTCAAGGAAGATGACATGGAAGAAATTGAAGGTTACACAGAAGATGAAATGCATCAGATCATGGAGAGGGCAGACAAAATCGATGCTGCCTTGCCGCAAGTCAGCGGGCTAGACAACGTTGATACAGATTATGACGAGTATGCACGTAAGGCTATTGAAACATTTGATGACCTAGTTGATTTGGGTAAAAATGTCGAGGACCGACATGCCGCTGATATCTTCAACGCAGCCAGTAGCATGATGACCAATGCGCTCAACGCCAAAACTAACAAAGCGCAAAAGAAGCTTGAAATGGTCAAGCTACAAATACAAAAAGCCAAGTTGGAACACGAGAACGAAAAGCTTGATTATCTCAAGAAACGACACCTCAAAACACAAGATGATTCAGCAGAAGAAACAGAAGGACGTATTATTGCAACACGTAATGATATGTTAAGTGATATACTTGCAGGCATGAAAAGAGACGATGACCAATGAGATTATTTGAGCTATTCGACTACAAGGCAGATTTTTGGGATAAGACTGTTGATACATTCGATAACCAGTTTTATGAAACTTATATCGACAACGATCATATTGAACTAATGTATCAAAGCAGCGGCAGCAGTTCAGAAGATTGGACGGTGGCCTTTAAAAGAAACAAAAAAACAACACAAACACATGAGGGCAATGCCAACAAAATATTCTCAGCAGTAATTAATCATATGTTAGAGTGGGTTGAACAAAATCAGCCACACACTCTTACATTTAGTGGTGATAAAGGCGAGTCATCTCGAACAAATTTATACTCTAGAATGCTTGATCGTTACGCAGGAAAAATGGGATACCGCGTTGTAACTGAAGATTTGGGAACAGCGGTATATTTTATATTAGTGAAAAATAACCAAGACACATAAATACCATAATAGCAGGAGATTCCTATGACCAAGAACCTAGGGCAATATTTGGCAGAAAATGAAGCGGTCCACGAATTTCGTGTGAAGATTGCTAGAGAACCAACTGATGAGCAGCTCGACGCAATGGAGTTGCACCTAAGAAAGTATGACGGCTTTGATATCACAACGCCAAAGAAAACAATTATACAGCGTAATCCACGTGATTTCCGCAGTATTGATGCCGCAGAGGTTTACATGGTCGACTTCAAAACGCGTCAGCCAGCAAGCCCACTTCAGTTGCTTGCTGAACTAACACAAAAAATGGGCATCCATGAACGTTTTCTAATCGTTCGAAACAAGCTAGAGCCTCTACATATTGAAAACGAGGCAGATGAGATGCCAGAAGAGAATTATGAACCACGCCTAACTGACGAAGAATACAGTGAAGTTGAGCAACCCGACCCAGAGCAATTTTACGGAGAAAAGTTTAAAGATTCGTTCCTTAAAGAGATTGCCAAAGAGCGTGCAGATCATCTGAAGAAAGCAGAGGACTAAAATGGATAAAACAGAACTCGACAGACTACGCCAGCTCGCAGGTAATGAAACAGCAAAAAAATTGCCACAAGACGAGTCAGGACGCAACATGTATCAAATCCGTGACCTAATGGAAGACGCACAGGATTCTAAAGAACTCGAAGAAGAAGAAGCGAAACCAGATTTTGCTGATATCGACGGCGATGGTGACGAAAAAGAAACAGCAAAGAAAGCTGCTAAGGATAAAGAAAAGTCTAAAAAGTCAGCCAAGACCGAACAACAGCAAATGCGTGAATGGTCCAATAGTATCTATAAGCAGTATGATGATCGTGGCCATTATCAAGAGCCTCCTGAAGGTGAAACAGTTGATTTGAGCCTACGTCGTTATCTCAATGCAGACCCACAAAAAGTTCAGATTGAAGAAGATCATACTGAAGAGGGTATGCTCAAGGAATACAAGGCACATAAAAAGAAGGGCTAAACGAGCTCTTCTTTATGGGTCCTGTTTGAATCTGTAAGGAGTAACGGTGAATACTGTAAATACAGATCTTGTCAAACGCCCGTATCAAGAACAGGCGATGTCACAAAAAGAACTGAGAGAGCTCGCACTTTGCTCAGTTAATCCGTTACATTTCATTAGAAACTATTGTTATATTCAACATCCAACAAAAGGACGGATGTCTTTCCAGTTGTTTGACTATCAGGAAGGGTTGATCAACAGCTACAATGATTATCGTTATTCAATCAGCTTGCTTAGTCGCCAGACTGGTAAGTCCACTTGCGCGGCTGCATACTTGCTTTGGTATGCTATGTTTAAGCCGGATAGCACCATATTAGTTGCTGCTCACAAACGTGACGGTGCACAAGAAATCATGACACGTCTACGTTATATGTATGAAAGTTGCCCAGACTATATTAGGGCTGGCGTAACAGCATATAATAAAGGAAGCATTGAATTTGACAACGGTAGTAAAATTGTTGCGCAAGCTACCACAGAAAACACCGGACGTGGTCTTTCACTTTCACTAGTTTACTTGGACGAATTTGCCTTTGTGCCGCCACGTGTGGCCCAGGAATTTTGGACCAGTATCTCACCAACATTGAGTACTGGTGGTAAGTGTATTATTACCTCAACACCCAACCAAGATGACGACCAATTTGCTCAAATCTGGAAGCAAGCTAATCGTCGCGTTGATGAGTTTGGTAATGAAACAGAAACAGGCGTAAATGGTTTCCGTCCATATATTGTTAAGTGGGATCAACATCCAGATCGCGATCAAGAATGGGCAACGAACGAAAGATCCAAAATTGGCGATGAACGATTTCGCCGTGAGCATGAATGTGAATTCATTGCGTTCGATGAAACTCTTATCAATTCTATTTTCCTCTCCGAAATGGACCTCGGCATGGAGCCACTGCGTCGAAGCGGCCAGATCCGATGGTATGATGCAATTCGTGATGAGCAAACCTATCTAGTGGCACTAGATCCAAGCCTAGGAACGGGCGGCGACCCTTCTGCTATTCAAGTATTTGCTATACCTGGCATGCGTCAGATTGGCGAATGGCAACACAATAAGACTCCAGTCCAAGGTCAAATCAAAGTATTAAAAAGTATTTTGGAAGAGCTTGAAGATGCTGCACCGAATAGTGAAATCTACTACAGTGTAGAAAACAATACATTAGGTGAAGCCGCCCTAGTTTCTATCGAAGAAATGGGTGAAGAAAATCTGCCAGGGATTTTCCTTAGTGAGCCAAGGCGACGGGGTAACGTAAGAAGATATAGAAAAGGGTTTAACACAACCCACGGCACAAAACTTGCTTCTTGCGCAAAGCTCAAGCGTTGGGTTGAAGAAGAAACAATGAAGGTTCGCAGCAAGAACCTTACTCGCGAACTCAAAACTTTTGTAGCAAAGGGAAACAGCTATGCAGCAAAGGACGGGGATACAGACGATCTTGTCATGTCAACCCTCCTTGCTGTTCGCATGGCCATGCAAGTTGCCAAATATGATGAGGACGCATTCACTGATCTCAAGGATAGTTTTGATGATGCTGAACTAAGACGACCCATGCCCATCGGAATATTGTGATGAGATATCGACATCTATTTGAAAATAACGACATACAGATGAAAATCATGCCGGGAAATGATCTAGCTCTTTTCATTTCCCGTAACCAAGATGTCAATCAGGATACATTTGAAAGGCTACGCTATCTTCATGTAAATGAAATGGATAAAGAAATACACATTGCTCATTTTGATGGGCAACGAGTTGTATCAAGTCTAGCATTACAAATAAATCCATATGACAATGATGAACTATGGCTCAAGCACGTCATTGTTGATGAAGATTATCGTAATCGTGGACTCGCAAGTGAGCTATATCAAGCCGCTGCGGATTATGCTAGAGAAAAGAACAAAGCTATCAAACGTAGCAGTTCAACAAAAATGGGTCAGGAATATCTATCACACGTTGTTGATCGCGTCAAGAGAAGAAACCCTGATGTTAAAATAATAGATCAGGATAAATAACAGTATGGCAAGTTCAATTGAGCATATTTCAGAACAGATATTCAAAATCATTAAGGGTTTTGGTCACGATATTGTATTGTTCACAGAAAGCGGCAAAAAGGTTGTAGATCCATCTGAAGCCCGCCGCTTCTATGCTAAGGATATCCAGATGATGGTTAACTTTGTTGCTGATGAATCATCTAATGAAATTGTTGTTAATTTGTCCAAGGACACAGAACCCAAGGACATCGCAGCAATGCTCAAGGGACTACGTAACCTAGCCAATCGTTATATTATTGAATACACAGTTAAGACATTTGGCAAATCAATTGGACCCAAGGATTTCGCATACATGGCAAAAAACAAGGTAGAAGAAGCAGCAAAACCGCTGGGTGGAAAATTCAAAGTAGGACAACGTGTTCTTCCAAGCAAAAGTAGCAGCAATGTAATGACAATCACTGGTTTTGACCGCGTTGAATATATGGGTAAAATGAAAACATTTGCTGACGGGAAAGATGACAAAGGAAGAACAATGCGCCGCCCGTTAAACACATTGATTCCTGTAGATGAATCAGTAAATGAAGCACGAGAGATGACGCGAGCAGCAGTCATGAAAAAGATTCGCGATGGAGAATGGGAAGCAACGCAGGATGTCAAGCCAGGCAAGCACTGTGAGATTCGCAATACTACAAATGGAAAGAAGATGCAGATCATGGTTAAAGAACACACAGGCACTCAGCAATCATTTGATCTAAAGGGTGGTTCGGCTATTCATCCAAGCTGGCAGGTATATTTCAAAGGAAAAGCAAGTATTGGAAATCCCAAGACTTGGGCGGCAGAGCTCTATAAGGAACATAAAGGTGAGCCAATCACTCGTGCAACAATTAAAAAGAAGTGGAAGGAAAATGAAGAACTTAGTTTTTCAGATCGTCTTTTGTTCAAGCCAAATTATGATGCAATCCTATCCTACTATGAAATGATTCATGATGGACAACCAGATCCATCACGGGTCAAGGAGAATGTGAAAATGGAAGATATTAAACCAGGCCAGAATTGTGAAATCCGCGACGCAAAAAACAATAAGAGGGTTAAGGTTATGACTAAAGAATCAAGTTGGGGTGGTGCACAAGCCGAAGGCACTGTAAAGAAATTGAAGGATGGCGGCTGGTGGGCAAAAAACCAAGAAGGCACGATGAAAACATTCAAAGACCATGTTCACGCCAAAAGGTTTGCTAAGACAGGTGATCCTGAAAATGCACCAGACCGTGTTGATGAGACAGATCAATTAAATGAATTGACACCACGACAGAAAGCTATGAAGCAAGGTGCAATTACGGATCCTGTATGGAGAAATAATCCTCATGCCGGTTCATATCCAGCTACTGCTGGTCGTATCCGCAGGGGCGATCCGAAAGATCAAGATGAGAGATCACAAAAACGTGCTGCTCAGGTATTGAAAACAAAAGGTTCAACAGCACCATATAATCATGGAGTTGACGCCGGCGATAAGCTAAGGCAAAAACGATACAAGGCTGATCAGAAAACATACATGAATTTTGATAAACGAATAAGAGATGTAAAAGGACCCGGATCAGATGCAGATCGTGCAGAAAACAGAGGGTTTACACGAAGATTTAAGAAAAAACGAGATCTTGATGGGGTTGATCCTACAGCCAGACCAGTTGGCAAGTTGCCTGAATCAGTTAGTGAGGGCTTCAGCGGCTGGCACGGATCAGCACGTAAAAGCGTTAACGAACTAGGAGACGCTCGTCTCATTGTTCGTCATAAGCGCAATGTAGATGAAGAAAAGCGTGGCGCAAGAACACGGCAGATCGAAAGCATCTTCATTGAAAATAGTGAAGGCGAACGTTTCAAGTTTCCAAGCAACAATATCACCGCTGCAAAAGCCATGGCCCGCCATGTTAAGGAAGGCGGTACGCCGTTTGATGACTTTGGACAGCACATTTACGAAACAATGGAAGAGCTCAATCAGCTCAAGAAGTTCAATCGTAAAAATCGTCGAAATGACTTTTTTGAAGACCAACAGATAGGCGAAGAAATCACATCACGTATCAGTGGTTTGCGCAATAACCTCAAGAAGATGGCTAACCCAACTGGTTACAAGACACAACTGGAAAGCTTCACAACGGAAAAAAGCGAAGTGCCGCAAGAGCGTATTGACGAACTCAAAAGTGAAACCACAATGACATATTTTGATGAAAGCATCGCAGACAGTCTTCCTTATGTTGCACGGGTTATTGAAACATACCGCAATCGTCAAGAACTAGAGCAGCAGGTTGTATCACTTGCGCGTTATGTAATGAAAAACAAAGACGACATTTACTTCAATCGTGAGGTTGATTTTGATGATCCAGAATCACCAACCAACCAGAGATTCAACGACCCAGCAACTGAAGTCGCAGCAATGGTAGACTTTTTGGCGCCAGCCGTCAAGGATGATGAACTCAGCAACATGATGATGAAAGTATCAGATGCAGTTCATGATCTTGGTGGAAAATACATCAACATGGCCATGCAGGCAATCAACGTTATCAAGCGCGCCGGTCAAGTTGACGAGCAACAGCTTGAGTCTGATAGTGAAAATGTTTACGAGACTGAGCTTGATGCTATCAACGAGACTTTGAACCGTTACAGTGATACTCGCAAACTCTTCGGCGCATGAGACTACATCAAATAACTGAAGGCAGAGACGCACCCCTATATCATGGGGTGCGTTTCGATCATGCAGCAAAGCAACTAAAAGAAAATCGAATCGAAGGTAGAACAACTCAGAGATTCTGGCCTGGTGGTAGACGATTGAAAGACGATCATCCTGAATATAAAGATAGCTTTTGGCTCAAAGGTGTTAGCCTTACACGCGACATCAATTATGCCAAGCATTGGGCAGATATCGTTTATGTTATAGATCAAACAAAACTGTCACAACGTTACAAGATTATACCTTTCAACTGGGGCTATGCTAACGCTAAATCAAGAGGACAACATCACAAACGTGAACGTGAAGAATTTGTCGTGCTTGGTAAGATTTACAAAAGCCTTCATCAATTCATTGAAGATTATAATGACGAAAGAGATGCACTCTGGGACAAATATGATGAACTATTATATCGTGGTCAGAAAGAAGCCGCTGAAAAAATCAAACAGCAAATTCGCGATATGCCTAATGCAATGGATGCATGGCAAGGACCAGTCAAGACCAATATTGAACCGCTAGATCAATACCTACTAGAGATCCGTGCTGACAAAATTCATGATAGATTGAATGCTAAAAAGTTTGAGATTATCAAGTCTCATCCTAAGTTCGCAGGATTTTTCTGATAAATAAATGTGCACGGAAATCAAAGAGTTATTGACACTCAGTGGTTTTTTGTGTATATTCAAGGAGTTAGCTTTAACTTGCTTGTCTCGAAACTAACATGAGCCGGATTACCGGTAACAAACATAGGCTAATATAGGAGAAATACAATGTCAACACTCGCAGAAATTCGTGCGAAACTGCTCGAGCAGGAGCAGAGTAAAGGTGGGAAAAAATTTGGTGGCGATAACCAGATATACCCACACTGGAACACCCCGGAAAATGAAACAAGCGTGATTCGTTTCCTCCCAGATGGAGATGACGATAACGATTTCTTCTGGCGCGAACGTCAGATGATCAATCTCACATTCAGTGGAATCAAAGGACAGGACGAAGCAAAGCCTGTCACTATCAAGGTTCCTTGTGTTGAGATGTGGAGTGGCATGAAGTGCCCTGTCCACGAAGAGATTCGTCCTTGGTTCAAGGACCCCAGCATGGAAGACATGGCTCGCAAGTATTGGAAGAAGCGCAGTTATCTATACCAAGGTTTGGTCGTTAACAGTGCATTCACTGAAGAAGAAACACCGGAAAATCCCATCCGTCGTTTTGTCATTAGCACACAGATCCATAACATTATCAAGAGTGCTCTAATGGATCCAGACTTTGGCGATCATCTTCCAACTGATTATGATCAAGGTGTTGACTTCCGCATCACAAAGACCAAGAAGGGTCAGTATGCTGATTACACTACAAGCAACTGGGCACGTAAGGAACGTAGCCTAGATCAGGATGAGCGTGATGCTATCACAGAGCATGGACTGTTCAGCCTGAATGATTTCTTGCCCAAGCGTCCAACAGAAGAAGATCTAAACATCATCTTCCAGATGTTTGAAGCAAGCGTTGACGGAGAGCTCTACGACCCAGAACGTTTCGCAGACTATTACCGTCCATACGGCATGGATGCACCCAATAGCGGAGCAAGCGACCGTGCCGCAAAAGCCTCTACGCCCAAAGCCGAACCTGCCGCGGCTAAAAGCGTGGAGACCCGAGCCGAAGATTCAGAGGAGGCCACAGCGGCAACAGCACCTGTGGAAACTCCAGAAGAATCTTCTGGCGGAGGCAAGGATGCGAAGGATATTCTCGCAGCCATCCGAGCTCGTAAAGAGGCCGGTTAATTTCACACTCAAACCCAGGACGGGCCATTAGGCCCGTCCATTTTGCCAACTGAGGAGAAATACATGGCACGAGCATTTGATGTAAGCAAATTTAGAAAATCGATTACGAAAAGCGTTACGGGACTGAGTGTAGGCTTCCGTGACCCAAACACCTGGATTTCAACAGGTAATTACACACTTAACAAACTCATCAGCAATGATTTCCATAAAGGCGTTCCTCTCGGCAAGGTCACAATGCTTGCAGGTGAAAGCGGCGCTGGCAAGAGCTTTATTGCGGCTGGTAATCTAGTGCGTCACGCACAAGAGCAAGGCATTTATGTCGTGTTGATTGATAGTGAAAACGCATTGGATGAAAGCTGGCTACATGCCCTTGGCGTGGACACTGACGAAAACAAGCTGCTCAAGCTTAACATGGCCATGATTGATGATGTTGCGAAAGTTATCAGTGATTTTGTTAAGGATTACCGCGCTGAATATGGAGGAGTCGAAGACGAAGACCGACCCAAGATTCTATTTGTAGTAGACAGTTTGGGAATGTTGCTCACACCAACCGACATCAATCAGTTTGAAAAAGGTGACATGAAAGGTGACATGGGTCGCAAAGCACGCCAACTAAAAGCACTTGTTACTAACTGTGTCAATATGTTTGGTGATCTTAACATCGGCATGGTGTGCACAAACCATACATATGCAAGTCAGGACATGTTTGATCCAGATGACAAGATCTCAGGTGGTAGTGGCATGATTTATGCAGCTAGTATTGTGGTTGCTATCAAGAAGCTCAAACTCAAAGAAGACGCTGAAGGCAACAAGACAAGCAAAGTTCACGGCATCCGCGCAGCCTGTAAGGTTGTCAAAAGCCGTTACAGCAAACCATTTGAAAGTGTTCAAGTCAGGATACCTTGGGACACTGGCATGGATCCATACAGCGGCCTTGTTGATTTCTTTGAAGCACATGACTTGCTCAAGAAAACTGGTAACAAGCTGGAATATATTAGCCCAGCCACTGGTGAAGTCACCAAGGAATTCCGTAAGCATTGGGAAGCCAATACTAACAGTTGCTTGGATGTGATCATGGAAGAATTCGACCAACATGAAATCAAGTTGGAAGACGATGATGATCAAGAGTTTGAAGATCAATCAACAGAATCATAAAATATAAATAGACCCGAAATGAGGAATAAACATGAGTCTACACACTACTGAAGTGGTTGCTCTAGTTGAACTTTGGTCTGGCATAAAAACCTATGTGCCAGTCAAAGATCAACGCAGCGCAGCGGAACACTTTATTACGTCTATTGACGAGGCGGGCCTTGTTGATCTCAGTGTCGCCGGGCCAGAACTATATGGAGTCTGTGATACATTTGACAAGGCACTGCGAACATATGTTCAGGAAAATATGATTGAGGATCAAGACCACGAAGACTGGGATGAATAATGTCTGGATGGTATAACAAAGTCAAGGACAACTTATCAAATATTGTCCCTGCAATCAGTTATTATGAAAAAGAGCTAGAGGAAGCCCGCAAGGAAACATTCTTGTCGGGTAACCTCGAAGCGAACAGCAAACGTATACCAGGTGATGTAGCTTATCGCTTTGCTCAGTTACAAGAGGTTGATGCTATCTTGGAATATCTCAACATCGAACTTCGCAAGATACATCGTGAGAAGTATCGCAAATATCTTGAGCACTATAACAAAGCACTCAGCAGCCGTGATGCTGACAAGTTTGCGGAAGGCGACCAGGACTACATTGACATGGAGCACTTGGTCAATGAGTTTGCACTCGTCCGCAACAAATATCTAGCCATCATGAAGGGACTGGATAACAAAAGCTTCCAAATTAACAATATCACCAAGCTTCGCACGGCGGGCATGGAAGATATCAGTCTAGATTGACATGTTGGCGTCGTTCATGTATAGTCAATCAGAAAATAAAGGATTCTAACGTGGATAACCTTATCCAAACAATCATGTATCTGCTCATCGGATACCTTGTTGGCATTTGGCTGGCCGCGCCAGGCATTTTTTCCTGGACGGTGAGTGCAACACAGTGGGGCAACATCTTGGTCTACGTCTACATGTTGTTTTGGCCGTTCATACTTCTCTTCCACTTTGTCTTGTGGATCATCGCTATCGTGTTGATCTTCATCGTGGTTGCAATGATTTTGGAACGCTACTCCTAAAAAAGTTGAAAGAGTGGTTGACAAACCAAGCTACCTTGCTTATATTGGTAAGGTAAGCAAAGGAGATGGACATGGCATCCAAAATTGAAATGCTCGCTGCACTGACTCCAGGTTGCAATACTGCGTCTAGCCAGCCTGCAACGATCAGCAGCCGAAAGTTTGATTTCGACAAGAGCAAGAACCTGTTCCTCGCCGAAGTCAGCGAACTCCAAATCCGCGAGATGGGCTGCTTCTACATTCGCAGTGCTCGCACTGGCGACACTCGTCTGTTCATGCTCCAGAAAGTGGAGCGTGACGCAAGTGGCGAGGACATTCTCGCCTTTCACTACATCAGCCCGGGACAAGGTCTCAGTGCTGTTGTGTTCAACGACTAAACCTCAAAAAGGAACTAACATGGATATCTTGATTGTTTTGGTAGCTTGCCCGCTTCTGGCGCTTGGAATTGGTTACCTCTATGCACTGAAGATTGGTGCAGAACATCGTCCTGAATACGATAAAATTGCTTGACGCCCCGGGGCGTCTCGCAGTATACTAACAACATTAGAAGTATTACAAATCAGAAGGAAGTCCGATGATTGGATATCGCCCTACAAAAGAAAAATATCCCCTGATGGAGGCACTTGCTGTCGCCGTTGCGATTGATCGCGAACAAGGCTTTATCAAGTCCAACCAGGGATACTACGATCAAGATACTGATCAGCGTGTTGATGACAACCGCACGGTTGCTCTCCGCACGTTGCGGGTTCGCCACGGCGCCAAACCACAGACCAATGGTGATGGTGTGGAACTTTATCGTGTCGAAACCACATCAGAAGATGAACAGAAGGCACAGGAAATCTTCAGCTACTTTGACCAGGTCTTGCTCATGGACAAGATGGCCGATAACCTTGTCAAGCATGGCCGTGACGGCCTGATCAATGACTACAATCTCCAGTTGAGCAGGATGTTTGACAAAGGTGAGATTGACGTTAACAAAGAGCTGGCTATGATTGTCAGCCTTCCCAACAGCCGTCGGATGGCCGACAAGCGCGACCAAATGGATGAGTTTTATGCCAGCCATAAAGCCAACGGCTACGTCGGTGATTTGCGTCAACGTATCAAGGTCGTGGCCCGGGTCATGGACGTCAAGTTTCTCCCCCGTCATCATATTCATCTTGCGACAGTTGTTACTGAAGATGAAAAGCTGATCAAGTTCTTCATGAACGAGAAGCTGGGTGATATGGCCCGAACGATCAATGGCAAGACTATTGAGATCACGGGCACGGTCAAGAAGCAGGAAGTCAATGATTTTACTGGCTGCCAGGAAACAGTGATCAACCGTGTCAAGATCGGAGAAACCCAGTAACCCACTGAAAATAAAACAGACAAAGGCGCTCCAAGGGGCGCCTTTGTCATTGACACTACCAATACCTTTTGCTAGATTACATGGGTAAGCAATAGGAGATAAAATGACCGAGATCATTGTCAAGCGTGGACGTTACGGAGAGCAAGAAATTGTCAACCAGCCGTTCACCATGGAGCTCAGCCCGCGCATGGGCAAGAAGGGCATGTATGTCACAGTTGACGGCACGCCGATCGGACAAAAGCGCAAGGTGCGGGTCCTGATCGACAGCGAAAACGATGTCAAACTCAATGATAGCACCGCTGTTATCCGTCCCGCGGAAGCACAGGCCGAACCTGAAGTCCAAGCCGAGACTGACGAGCAGATCATGGATCGTATGCGTGAAAAGTTTCAAGTGCTGGATGGCATGACCATGGCGGCAGTTGAAGGCCATGTCCGCGCTATGATCGTTACAGGTCCTCCTGGTGTTGGCAAAAGCTTTGGTATCGAAACCACGCTGGAGAGCCTGGATGTCATGGACAAGGTCACTGACACAGAATTGCATGATGAGACTGCGAAGCGCGGCGTCGAGAAGGTCGCAAGCGCAAGCGCACTGGGCCTTTACCAATTGCTTTGGGAATACCGTGCAGAAGGAAGCCTGCTTGTTCTGGACGATAGCGACAGCGTCCTAAATGACGAAGCTGGCATCAACATGCTCAAAGCTGCCACTGACTCGGGCAAGAAGCGCAAGTTGACCTGGCGCACTGAAAGCCGTGTGCTTGAAGATCGCGGCATACCTGACGAGTTCGAGTTTGAAGGTAGCATTATCTTTGTTACCAACCTTGACTTTGAAAAGTCGCGCGGCAAGATTGGTGAGCACCTCAAGGCTATTGTTAGCCGCTGCCACTACCTGGACATGGGTATCCACGACAGCCATGAAAAGTTTCTCCGCTGCAAGCAGATTGTGCGTGATGGAATGTTGACGTCCTACAAGTTTGATGATGTGATGATTGATCGTATCCTCACTTACATCGAGGTCAACCAGAAGTCACTGCGCGAACTTAGCCTGCGTATGGTCAAGAAGATTGCGGACCTTGCTCGCATGGATCCTGATAGTTGGCAGACGTATGCAGACCAGACTTGCTTGCGGGGGAAGTGACATGAACCTGGAATCGCTTCGTGAATATGCTGATCTGCAGGAGGAAGTCCTGCAGATCGCACAGTGTATTGTGGATACAGAAGCGTCTGATCCACAGGAAAACGCAGGCGAGCCGCTCAGAGCATACAGATTTACACCTGAACTCTACGTCACTGAAGTGGACCTTTCGCCTATTAACCAAGGCATGATCTCGATCCACTATGTGGAAGACTGGGGACAGGCTGGCAGTGAGAGCAAAATCTTGCATCGCACCATTGAAGAGTTCTGTGATCCTAAATACCTTTTTAAATCGATAGAAGATGGAAACTGATTATGAATATACCAGATGGTATTGATGGATGGGATTTTGATTTTGATAATACAGTTGTCTTCTATCATGATAGTCATGTCCAAATGAAAGACATGAAATCCTGGTTCAGATCATTTTTAAATGACGAAGTGCGTTATGTTCCCGTCGCGCGGTCCGGACCATCAGGACCATATTCTTGGTGGTTCGAACTTACAGATAACGACTTTGTTATGCTCAAAATAGTATTATCAATCACTGAACCTTCTGCTCCACCACGAACATTCTAATTACTCAAAGTATCTTCTTGACATCATTAAAGAATAAATGTATGTTATGAATTAACCAGCCAGTATCATCTCCTTTCCATCATTGCGTCCCTGGTTGGTCAAGCGGGTCGGGCAAGAGTCCGACCCGCACTCATCTATGATAAGTATTTGACAATCATAGATAAAAAGTGTATTATTATTAACATGGAAGCAAAAATCGAGCTGCTCGATGAAGTGAATTGTAAAATTCACGGTCTTAACACGTCTACTAGGCGCAAGTTACATGATGAGTTTAGCTTCATGCTACCTCATGCTTATCACGTCCCGGCTTTTAAAATGGGTAGATGGGACGGCAAGACCAACTTCTTCGCTCTAGGCGGCAAAACATATGTAAATTTGTTAGAAGATATTCTGCCCTCGCTCCTTGAAGAAGGATACGAGGTCAGTCTAATTGACAATCGCAATAAGTATGATCTAGAACTCACTCCAATTGATGTAGATCACTTTGCGGATCGTGTATGGCCTGAAGGTCATCCAGTCGCCGGCGAACCTGTTATATTGCGCGACTATCAACTAGAGATCATCAATAACTTTTTGAAGAACCAATCCAGTGTTCAAGAAGTAGCAACAGGAGCAGGCAAGACACTTATTACAGCCGCCCTGAGCGACCTCATCGAGCGCAGTATGACAGAAGAACAGTTAGTGATGCACAAGCTAACAACTGGCAGCGACGGCGGCGCTAGAACTATTGTGGTTGTGCCAAACAAAGGCTTAGTTACCCAAACAGAAGAAGACTACCAAAATCTGGGTCTGGATGTGGGAGTATATTATGGTGATCGCAAAGAATACAATCGCACCCACACCATCTGCACTTGGCAAAGCCTAGAGATCATACAGAAGAATTTCAAGAACGGCAAAAGCGACATGAGTCTAGAGGACTTCACACGTGGAGTCATGGCAGTGATTGTTGATGAGGCACACGGCGCCAAGGCTGATGTCCTCAAGGCCATGCTGGTCGGCGCGTTCCGTAACATACCAATACGTTGGGGGCTAACGGGCACCATACCCCCTGAAGAACACGCCGCAGTGGGCCTCAAGGTATCGTTGGGGCCAGTTGTGGGAGAGCTAGCAGCCGCTACACTACAAGCTGACGGGGTGCTATCAAACTGTCACGTTGACATAATACAGATGCAAGACAATGTGCTTTATGATAACTATCAGAGTGAGTTGAGTTATCTTACCACTGACAGCGCAAGACTAGACTACATGGCAGAATTTATCATGGCTATCGCTGGTGAAGAAAATACACTCGTGTTAGTCGATAGGGTAAAGGCTGGACGAGGCCTACTAGAGAGGCTACCTGAAGACCGAACCGTGTTTGTTAGTGGCGAGATGAAGAACGAAGACCGCCGCGGACATTACAAAGATATTTCAAACAGCGATGGAAAGATCATCGTTGCAACCTACGGGGTCGCGGCCGTGGGTATTAACGTTCCCCGAATTTTCAATATGGTGCTTGTGGAACCTGGCAAGAGCTTTATCCGTGTGATTCAAAGTATCGGGCGCGGATTGCGCCGTGCTGAGGATAAAGATTTCGTCAACATTTACGACATTTGTAGTTCAGCCAAGTTTAGTAAACGCCATCTCACGTCAAGGAAGAAGTTTTATAAAAAGGCCGAGTATCCTTTCAAGATCAACAAAGTAGATTGGCGACAAGACCAAAAACTGATTCGTGAATTAGGGAAACGAGTATTAAAGGAACCCCAAGTTGAAAATCTTAACCAGTGAAAATCAAACTTACGAGTTGGATTTCGTACCTGATGAGATTGATGATATTCGCTATTGCGTTCTCGATTACAGTGACAAGCAAAATCCTGATTACTACTTTATGCCGCTCGTATTTTTGGAGATCTTCAATGCTCCAGCAGCAGTATTACAAGTGGGTGATTATACATTTAAGATGCCTATTGACTGGAGTTTGATCATATGTGACAGCGAAATTGGTGAGCCTGAAGTTATACCTATCACGTCACTTAATGACAGAGGGTTTTCAGCGTTTACTATTAATCCTATCTCAAGCTACATGCCCAGCTATCAAACCATTGAAATCGTCAATGTATACAGCGAGGTTAAATGGCATTTTCCTAAACTCAAACAAGGACATTTGTTAGCAGTGCCAATGGGAGATCAAGACGGATCAAACTGCGCGTTCTTTGTCAAAGAAACCAGCAAGGTTCCTGATGTGCTCGACATAAGCGAACTATGGTAGACCGTGCAATTGTATACGCCCCCTATCTACCACTCTTCCCAGGTCAGCTAACGACATTGGATGGATCAAAACACTATAATGACCGCCCGTATATGTGTATAATGAATATGTTAGGTCTATTGAATAACGGAAAAACGAGATGCCAACAATTAAAGAAGAGATGTCTGCGATTGATTTACGCAAGTATAATTGGTATGCCAATCTCAATGAAGACGACAAAAAAGAGTTGAGCATGTGGGTCCTCATGCGTTACTGTTCTAGCACGAGCAGTAAGGTTGATGACATCAACCATTTTTATCTCAATATGACAAACGAACTAGTCAACGTCAATTTTAACGATCTGCGTCACTATCCTGATTTGCAGTTTCGTCTCATGCAATGTGTTGGTATTGGCAGTAACCAGTTTCACGCTTGGATCAAACCTGGCAAGAGAAAGAAGTCAAGCAAGGGCAATGCAAAGCTTGAGGAATTCTATCTTGGTCTATACCCTCATCTAAAAGACGATGAGTTGGCAATGGCATTGGATTCAATGAGCGAACAAGACGTTCGCGATATGCTTGAGGACGCCGGCATACCCAAGAACAAGGTAAAAGAATATCTCAAATGACTTTCAAGTGTGAGTATTGTGGAAATACCTTCAAGCGCGAAAGCTCATTGACTAATCACATGTGTAAGATCAAGAAGCGTTTCCTTCAACGCGACGAGCAACATGTTAAATTGGGCCTGAAGTTTTTTGATGATTGGTATCGTATCGCTATGGGCGCTAGTGGTCATAAAACATACGAACAATTTGCAAAAAGTCAATATTATGGGGCTTTTGTTCGTTTTGGACTTTACGTTCTCGAAACCCGCGTGTTAGCACCAGAGCGTTATCTAAGCTGGCTGATACGTGAGAAGACGCCCGTAGACAGGTGGTGCAAGGACAGCATATACAACCAATATCTGGCTGAACAAAGCAAACGGGAAACAGCAGAGCGCGCTCTAGAGCGTTTTGTTATACATGCTGATAGCTGGTCAGAACGCACAGGATATCACTGGACAGAATACTGGCGCGAGGTCAAACCACATACGTTGGTCAATGATATAAAAATGGGCAAGGTATCTCCATGGGTATTTCTAGGATACAGCAAAGCCAAAGACGCTCTTGATGAATTACCAAATGAACTGTTAAATGATATTGCTGAGACAATTGATCTCTCTTATTGGCAACGCAAATTAGAACTGAACCAAAGAGACGTTAAGTGGATTGAAGGAATATTAGATGTCAAAACAACCTAAGTATTTGTTCCTTCCAATAAAAGCAATTGCGTCAGATAGCAGAATCGATTCAGATCAAGACCAAGTCATGATTTTATTATCTGATTACACTTATTGGGGCCATCCAAAAATTAATAAGGCTTTGGAAAAATGGTGTGATGAATATGGCGCCGTCCTGGATGGATTGACATTGGTTTTCCCCGATGATGAAACATTTTTGTTATTTAAGATGACATGGGTATGATATAAATGAAACCAGCAGTAACAGATATCGATATTGACACACCAGATCGTGACAAAATTCTAAAGCTATTTCGTCATACAATCGCAAGCAACCACAGTGGTAAAAAACCCAGGGCTCATAATACTGGTGTATATTTCCATCGTGTGCCAGAAGATCCTTTAACTGGTCGTTGTAGCATTGATTACCAAGAAGCCGAGGATTTGGGATATTTCAAAATTGATGTTCTCAATGTCGGTATCTATAAGGATGTAAAAGATGAACAGCACATGAATCAATTGCTTGAACGAGAGCCTGTGTGGGAATTGTTAGAGGAAAAAGATTTCTGTGATATGCTATTCCACATACGTGGACACCATGACATTTGTCGTCAAATGAAGCCACGCAATGTTGAGCAATTAGCAGCGGTTTTGGCTATGATTCGACCAGCAAAAAGATCACTTGTTGGTAAGGAGTGGGATCATGTCATGAAACATGTCTGGACCCGCCCACGTAACGACGATTACTACTTTAAGAAAAGCCATGCTGTCGGCTATGCAATGGCTGTCAAATTACATATGAATTTATTGGTTGAAAAAATAAATGAATAAAATTGATCATTTAAATGAACATGGATATGCTGTTTGGAAAACCCTCGTTTCACCTACCTCTCTCTATAGCCTAGTATATCATAAAGACACATTTGATATTCCTCTGCGTGGTCATGACATAAATGGAAATTATTATGAGTGTTATCACCGCAGTGTTGAATGGGCAAATTATTGGACACTACCACTCAATCAAAACAATCGAGTCAGAGAAATACGTGCCAATGTTGACCCTGTTGTTGAGCAACTTCTAGATCGTCCGGTTTTTTATCATGCTGATGCCAGTGTATTAACAGAATTAAACAATACTATACGACCACATATCGATACACCACATAGACATAAGCCTTGGAATAAAAAAATTGACCGCAGGCTTGGAATACAAGTTGCAATGCCCATGCATGACATGAAAGTTACAGCTGGCATAACAGCATTTGTTCCTGGTAGTCATCGAAAATACTGGGATATAAAGAAATGTTATCGTGGAGATTACACACAACAATTTTTAAGGGAATGTGAACAACCTCAAATCACATATGGAGATATGATAGTTTGGGATGCAAGAACATTGCATAGCCAAATGCCAAATGTTAGTCATTCAAGTCGATACATGTTAATAATGAATTACCTTGAAGAAGACGTTGTTCAAGATGTGATGCAATATGAAGCTAGTCTGCACGCCTAATCAGCTGAACATTCTTTCGCTTTACACGTTTTTGCATGATATCCTTGAGACAAACACTTGGCCCATATTTGATCTCAAAATCTTTGATATTGAATGTTCGCAAGCAATCCTTAAAGGGTGCAAAACGTTTGCCAAGAATGATGTTGATTGGAATCATGCGATTTGTTTCCCACCACCATTCTGCACCATATTCTAAAAACGCTTTGCGAAGTTCTGGTGTTTTGATTTCGTCAAATACATACATGCTAATCAAGTTTGCGTCTTGATTTTGTATGATGCCCAAATATTCATTCTTGCCGTAAACTGCTACGGTCAAAAAAGGATACTCATCAAGCAAATCTTCTAGTTTAATATTTCCTGTCATGCACCTATTTATACGCAAAACGTCTTGGTGATTTTTGATAAATATCTGCATGACAGTTTATGTATATAATACGCCACACGTTTCCAGTCCGATCAATGATCGCCGCGCAGGAACATATCGTGTTGGTAGTGATAGTCCTGATCCAATACAGATTTATAAGGGATGGGACACAGTGTTGTATTTTGCGTTCCGAAACCACACCAATCGAGCTTATTTAACAGTGGGATCTACCATTACGGCGCGCGTATACAATACAGAAAATGTTGAAGTTTTCGAAGGCACAATGGTAAGTGATCCTTTGATGGACGGCGCTGCAACTTTGTTTATGAACGCAGCCCAGACTGATATTTTCGAGGCCGGACTATATAGCATGATTGTCGAAGTCACTGATGAGCGCGGCCGCACTTTGGTTGCCCAAACCAGCACCCGCAGCCTTCCCCGCTTTGTAATTGAAGTTATTGACCAGACTACAGTGGCTCTAAACATCTGATAGACACGTCCAGACTATTGTAATATACTGATTCTAAATGCATTTCTTTGTGGAGTTTATTCGCAACCGAACCGTCGGTTGGCGGCCCAGTAGTTCAGGCTGGGTGACAGGAAACTGTCCTGTTTGTGTTCGCATGGGTGAACCTCGTCCTGATACAAAACAACGTGGTGGTTTTCAATTCTCTGATAATGAATGGGTTTATCATTGCTTCAATTGTGGTTTTAAGACAGGTTGGTCCAAAGGTCATCGCATGAGTAGTGGTGTTCAGACTCTACTCTCGGGCATGGGATTCGATCGCAGCGATATACAACGTCTAAATATCGAATTGATGCGTGAGGAAGAAACTGCAAATCTACTCAATCCGTTACCAGAAGAAAAACCTGCCTATACACCAGACTGGCCTGAAAGAAGCTTACCTGAAGGCACATCACTAATATCAGACATTGCGCCAGTCAAAATGAACAAGAACTTTGAAGCTGGATTGGTTATGCTCAGTGATCGTCATCTTTTACATTGGCACGATTGGGCATATACTGATGCTGATTTCAAATATCGAAAACGTATCATCCTGCCTTATAGGTATAAAGGAAAGATAGTTGGCCACAATGCAAGATTTATTGGATCGCCGCCAGCTAATACACCCAAATATATAGTAATCAAGCCACCACATTTTGTTTTTAATCTTGACAGACAAAAGCCCGAACGGAATGCTGTGATTGTGGTGGAAGGAGATTTTGACGCCATAAGTATCGATGGTGTTGCACTTGGCACTAACAGTGTCAGCAATGAACAAGCTAGCTTGATCAACCAATTGAACAAGAAGACCGTGCTGTTACCAGATGCTGACAGGTCAGGTAATTCTCTAATTGGCCCTGCAATTGAGCAGGGATGGCATGTGAGCTTTCCAGAATGGATGGAGTTGTATAAAGATGCAAACCAAGCCTGTGAAAAACTTGGTTCGCCTTTTGTATTAAAAAGCATATTGTCAAGCGCAACAGATAACCCAACCAAGATAAGAGTTTTGGCAAAAAGATTTCTCAAGGACTAAATTGCAGGATATTAGAACATTTGATGAGTGGATTGATGAACCAAGATGGTCCTGGTATTATACTCCATTATGGCGCTGTCATGCCGTAAGAGTAGAGATACATGAATTAACTTCTACGTCTCGTTTATATCAGTCTGGTGGTTCACTTATGTCAACAAGTCAACTCAGACCCGACCTTATAGTATACCACATTTATTTTACACCAGAAGAGTTTGTGATGTGGAAATTAGAATCTAATGCATTGAATTATGACAAAACAAATATAGACCAAGGATATGTTTACAGTTAATGGCTGAAGAATACAATACAGAGTTACAAAGACTATACCTAGAATTCCTAGTAAGTGATCACGAATTATTTGTGCGTTGCAATTCAATTCTGGATGAAAGTTATTTTGACCGCAGCATACGTGATAGTGTTAAATTTCTCCGCGAGTATGCTGATGAATATGGTGCGGTTCCTGAGATCAAACAAATAAGAGCAAAAACAGGTCTGGAATTACAAGACATTGGCAAAGCTGGCGCAGACCATCGTAATTGGTTCCTAGATGATTTTGAACGATTTTGCCGACACAAAGCCCTTGAAGCAGCTATCCTGCAATCCACAGACAAGTTAGAACGTAAGGAATATGGTGCAGTTGAGGAATTAATCAAACAGGCAGTCCAAATTGGTCTAGCAAAAGAACTAGGTACCGACTATTGGGAAAATCCGGCAGAACGACTACAGCGTATCATGGAACGCAAGGGTGGAACCAGCACAGGCTGGTCCACGGTTGATTATTACTTATACGGCGGCTTCAATCGTGGAGAGCTCAATATTTTTGCTGGAGGAAGCGGCGCGGGCAAGTCACTCTTCCTTCAAAACCTAGCAATCAATTGGGTTGAAAAAGGATTCAATGTTGTTTACGTGAGTCTCGAACTCAGCGAAGACTTGTGTGCAATGAGACTTGATAGCATGATTACTGGTTTGCAAACCAAAGAGCTATTCAAGAACATGGAGGACGTTGCGCTCAAAGTTAGCATGAAGAGCAAGAAGTCAGGCAAGTTGCAAATTGTGCAGTTGCCCAATGGCATCAATGTCAATGATCTCCGTGCTTATATTAAAGAATATCAGATCCAAAACGACATCCGAGTCGACGCTATCCTAGTTGACTATTTGGATCTTATGATGCCAGCAAAGGCTAAGGTAAGTGCCGACAACGTGTTTCTCAAGGATAAGCACGTATCAGAAGAATTGCGCAACTTTGCAATGGAAGGTGATTACCTCTTTGCTACGGCAAGCCAGCTAAACCGTGGTGCTGTTGATGAAGTAGAGTTTGACCACAGCCACATATCAGGTGGATTGAGTAAGATTCAGACAGCAGACAACGTGATTGGTATTTTCTCCAGTCGTGCCATGCGCGAGCGTGGACGAGTTCAGATACAGTTTATGAAAACTCGTTCAAGCAGCGGTGTTGGACAAAAGGTTGACTTGGGATTTGATCTTGATAGTCTTAGAATACGAGATTTGGAAGAAGATGAGGATGATGCTGAAACAGTAACCGGCAATGCTCTTTATGAAAAGCTAGCTAAAAAGCCAAAAGAAACTGAAGATCGGGTTGATCGAACCGAAAGAGCTATAAACAATGGTGACAAACTAAAGGCCATACTAAAAAGAAGCGAGTGACGGATAAATAATACTAGAAAAAGGACCCCGTCATGGTGAAAAAGCGCACTCGCAGTATACTTGAGGAAATCAGTCGTATTGATATCCACAAGGATAAAGAGCACTTTATCGAATCCAAGGCCCGTAATGTTATCGCAGGCACTGAAAATCTATTGACTCTTATCAATGAGACATATGATGAAGACACGGCACACGATTTGACCAAAAGACTGCTAAATGCTATTCGCACACAGGATCCAAAAAAGTTTGAGCGAGGCATAAGGAAGGTCAATGAAAGTCGAAGATATCCTAAGCGGAGGTCATAAACGACGCAGCCGTCGTGGACCACGAAAAGGCAGAATTAAAGGCATTGAACTCGCTCCAATCAAGTTGCGTGAAGGCGGTCATATGGATGGAGTTGGTGCTATTCACATTGATGAGATCAAACCAACACTTCAGAAACTTGAACGTGACTTGGGTATTGATCTTCAAAATAATGTTCTTGGCAGCGTAGGAAAGAAAGAATTTAGCGGCGATATTGACGTCGCAATTCATATCAAACCAGAAGATTTTGAAAAATTCAAATCACAAGTAGAAAAGTCGCCTATTGTTGATGACACTGTAAAAGGTCCTCTTGTGCTTATGAGCCGTGTTCAAATTCAAAACTACGATCCTGAACTCAGCACAGATAAAAAGCGCACAGGATATGTGCAAGTTGATTACATGATGGATGAAGATCCAGAATGGCTCAAAACGTTTTATCATGCGCCAAGTGAAAAAGAAAGCCGCTATAAAGGAGCTCATCGTAATATTGCAATTGGTGCCCTAAGCCAGTTTGTTGATCGTGAAGAAGGATCAGAAAAAACTCCTGATGGTCGTCCTGTTGAAGTAGAACGCTATATGTTCTCAAGCACCAAGGGCCTGGTCCGTGTCCGTCGTCGACTCAAGCCGCGTAAAGATGGCAAGGGCTATACCAAAGCCTGGGAGAATGAAGTAATTGGCGGGCCTTGGAAAACAGGCGATGAGATTGCTGAAAAATTGGGACTTGGCACAGCAAAAGACCTTAATAGTTTTGAAACAATTTTTTCAGCAATCAAGAAAAATCATCCCCGCCTAGTTAAGCCTTTCGCACAGGCTATAGCAGCAGACAAGACAATCCAAGATATGGGTGTGCCAGACGAGATCAAAGAGTATCTATGAGAATACGTCACCTAATAGAAGCTGACCGCAAAAAGATGGGCAGGGACCTCAATCACATTGAGGACCTTGTTTTCTTCTATGGAAGTGATGGAGCACAAGAGGCCCTAGAAATACTTCAAGATTTGACAGATGATGATCGTCATGATCTCAGCATTAAGTGGGATGGCAAGGTTGCGTTGTTTTATGGGCGTGATGAGGATGGTGTGTTCGGAATGGGGACAAAAGGCAATTGGGCCAAGAACATGCCCATGACAAGCCCAGAGGCAGCCTATGAGTATATTACAACGGCAGGCAAGGGAGAAGACTGGCGGAAAGAAATGGGACAGGATTTCATCAAGATATTCCCCATGCTTGAAAACAGTGTGCCACAAAACTTCAGTGGATATGTGACTGGCGATTTGATTTTTTCACCAGTGTTAGCACCCAAGAAAAAAACACCAGAAGGTATCCAGTTCAAGAGCAATCAGGTTGTTTACACGGTTGATCCTCAGAGTGAACTTGGCAAGCGTGTAGCACAGGCTGAAGTTGGAATGGCCCTGCACCTTAAATTTGATTCATGGAATAGTTCAAATAAAGCTGTGATCGGACAAGATACAGTAAAACAGTTGAATTCGCCACAAGTATTGGCACTAGGACAAACGTATGCACCCAGCGCACCACGTTTGGACGACAGCGTTCTCAAGAAACTCTCCAGTATGATACAAAAGAACAGCCACGCAATTGATAGTTTAATTGAACGTCGCGCCGGACTGAGCGATATACCAAATATCATATACACATTTAATAATCAAATGACTAGAGCAGGCAAAGCAAACGATGTTTCAACACAAGAGTTTTTCGAGTGGCTTTCTGGAAGCAAAGTAAGTGCTAACAAACAAGCCAAACTAGCTGCAATAAACGAAGAAAATCCTCGTGCTTTCCCAGCACTTTTTGAGTTAGTTCGTGCAGTTGCTGATGCAAAGAACAATATCATTGATCAGTTAGAAGCCGCTACGACAGATATTCGAGCATCAACAGACGGACAGGCCGGGGGCGAAGGCTATGTAAGCCTTAAACACAAAGTAAAATTGGTTCCACGCCATCGTTGGCGACCAAGTTAAGGAGAAGACAGATGGCAGAAGGCAAAGGACTCGTGTCATGGCTTAAAGCCAATGCTGGTGCAATACTAATACCACTAGCATCAGGTGCAATTGCATTGGTAGTTTCATATGGTTCATCAATCGAAGAAGAAACGCGGCTTTATAATCGTGTTAGTCAATTAGAGGCAGCAGTTTCATCTCTTGAGAATCAAGACAATGAATTTGACGAAGATATTGACGATCTAGAAGATTTGGTTGACGATAAAAGCAGAGCAGTTGAACAGATGGTTATCAGTGAGGGCCGTGATCTTGAACGCAGCATAATTAGATTGGAAGGACGTGTTGAAAATCTTAATCGACGCTTGACTTTTCTTGATGGTATTGGTGGTCCAGTCTATGGTCCAACTTATGAAAATTACAGCGTTGACCCATCTAATGACAACATGACACAGCCCTCAGAAACGGAATAAAATGGAATTAAAACTTATTACAGAATTTAACGAAAGCACACAGTATAGAAGCAAAAGTGCCTTCCGCCAGACTGATGCTCGCACAGTCTGTGATCATGCCTTCATGGACATGATTGCTTTGTGGATTCTATACAACGAAAACGAGTTTGCTCCTTGGGCATTGGAATATGCTAGTCGCACAGTTCAGTTCAATCGCTTTACTAACTATCGCCAAATGGGCACAGACCTTTATCTCAATTTGCATGTGATTACTGAAAAAAGAACAGATCTTCTCGGAATGAATGACAAGGATCTAATCATGCTTGACCGCGTCCAACTTGATGTTCCTAATATTGTTCGTTATCTTCGCATGATGTCACAGAACAATATAAACCAAGGAATGGCGAGAATGACACTGCAAAAACTTGAACATTCCCTGCACATCAATAATTCAAATTATCGCAGTGTGCGTCGTATTGCACAAAATTGGCCCAATCTTGCAACTAATCAGAAGCGCATGGTAATCACACGTATGAATTTCTTTTATCAGATGAATGCCCGTCGTTCTGAAGTATTCAAGCAAATTAAATTGCTTGGTAAGAGTCAAGGCCTAATAGCAAAAGATGCAAATAATCCAGAGATACCCTTTGCTGCTAAAGCAGCGGCCGCCGCCGCTGCTGGCGCTACTGGATATGCAATAGGCCACAGGATTGGTAAAAGTCTTCTATGACCCAACAAATATTAGCTTTCACTCTGGTTGATATCACAGATAGTGGCACAACCAGAGTCCGAGATAGCAATACAAAAGAATATCATCAGCAACAAAATCTCAACGTTCTTTTGCAGACCATTGGATTGAGAGCGCAGCCGTTCGATCCAGAGGTTCAAATCCTTGAAAATGAATCACTAGATAATATGGGATTTGGGGAATTTTTTGGAATCGACCCACAAAGAGTATGGTCATTGAAATTCCAAGTTGAACATGAAATGGCATGGAGCGATGGCGTTGATCAATTAGCACTCCTCAAGCAAGATGCAAATGGTGTAGCAATTACTAGTGATCTAGACAACACAGTTGAATTTCCTATAAATGCGTTTGATACCCGGGATAATGTAAATCTTTATTTTGCAATCAATTAACAGGCTACCTAATTTTTTAACAAGCCCAATAAATATGATTGTAAGGGAATTAGATGACTACACCTTTTAATAGCGAACTTGAGAAAAAGAATCTCGAAGTACACGTTGACATGGAACGTCAACGGTTTGCAATCCTATCTGAAAAAGTCGAGACGTTGGATGAACGCATGGATGCGGTTTTTAGTGAAATCGGTGATTTTCGCAAAGAACACGCAAAAAACATGCAACAGATACGAGAAGAAAATGCCCTTAACTCACAAGGAACACACAAGCTGTTCGTAGGAGCAGCAGCAACAGTAATTGGCGGACTCTTGAGCACTATTGTTGTTCTGTTAATTGCTTTTATATAAAACACTCTTGCATTACAACTTGCGTCGCCTCTAGGGGCGGCGCCTTTTTATTAACGGATAGCATAAATACCCAAAAGGAAACGTTATGAAACTGAATGATATTACGGGAGAGAGTGATTCACTAGTCGAGACCAAAATGGTCTGGGCAAAGTCAGGTGGAAAAGTCGCCCGCAAATATCGTTGCACATTTGGAAAACGTAAAGGTCGTGTTGTAAGCGATCCAAGCCAATGTAGCAAGCCAGTTGACATGAAAAAGCGTTTTACCCTGCGCCGCACCAAAGCGCAAAAAGGTAGTAGAATGACTCGCAAGGCACAACGCACCAAACGCACAAATCCAGCGAGCAAGATGGTAAAGGCACTAAACAAATGACAGATATTGACAGACTACGCAAACTGAGTGGTATTTCAGAAGATAATGACAATTCGACGCTAGAAAAAATCCAAAAAGGTATTAGTAACTACGTTCGTCAGGAAAATGATCATCATTGGCCTTTTGGTTTTGAGCGCGAGTTGGCTGAATTTATTCAAGCTGAGTTGGAAAAAGATGAGACAGTTGATAATATGCCACAATGGGGAGAACGCACATGAAACTTCTTGAAGCAATCGAAAGCACTTCAGTAAAAGATGCTATTCAAAAGATGGTAACTGATATGTTCAATGATGAGTTGGACGATAATCGTCTTGATCAAATTATTGATGGTCTTAGCCTTAGCGATCTACTTGCCCTTGACCAGGCCTATCAAGATGGCGACAAAGAAACAATTAGCAAAATACTTGGACCTTTTCCAAAATTGGAATACAGCATGGGCGCAGGCCGCCAATCCAGCAGCGCAGCAAGCAACCGTCCAGCACCAAGAACCGCAGGCGGCCAGCAAGCAAGCAAAAAACCAGGGACGCAAAAAACAGTAAACACCAACCGTAACTATAGCAGCGGTGTCCAAAACGCTGTTACCACAAAGAATGTTGATGGTGAAAATGGAGACGATCCTGAAGCAATGGTTAAAGATGATGAACCAGTTGAAGAAACCAACAGTGGTTCATTCAATGACGAGCGATTCAATTCACATGAAGTTATCCGCGCCCTTGAAGGAATTGCAAGTGATGAAGAAGGCGATGATCCTGTGTTTTCATCAGGACTACAACAGCTAGCCAATCGCATTAATCAAAGCTATCCTGATAGTGTTACTATCGCAGAAATCGTTAACATGCTACAGGAACCACAGCTAAGTTCTATTGATAAAGATGACGTCTTTTATGCCTTGCAAGCTAGTGGAATTATGGATATACAGATGGAAGCAAGCGTCGGCGCGCCTGACTATAATCCAGCAGCAGGTCGCCATAACCAATTCCAAAATAGTGACGACGTGATTGTCACAAGTGGTGAATGGGAAGGTAAGA